TTGAACGATGTTGTTGCGGTTTGTGCGATGGTCATGTAGCTACCTGAAAGTAATTCGACTTCCGGATATTCTCCGCGCCGGGTATGACACGCAAGTTGTTGGGGGCGTGTAGTCCAGACACAAGTTTACCCTGCAACGGGACAATGTGGTCAACATGCCACACAAACCCAAACAGCTTGGTACGCACGGCGGCAAGCTCGTACGCCTGCTCAATCATCCATTGGTCATCGGAAGTCAGCCACAACGGGGTGCGCTGGAGTTTAGCCGCTCTACGTTTTGCACCAATTTTGGCGTAAATATGCAGATTGTTCCGCTGGTATTCCTGCTTCTGTATCCGTAATGCCGCCGTATGTTTTGCGTAATACGCTCGGGTTCTTGCTGCTAACTCAACGGAAAACTTCTTGTGCTGCGTTTGATTGTGTGCGGCTACGCCTGTGGGGTTTTTATCCCGCCAGACCTGCACCGCAATTTGCCTGCAAGTCAAGCATTCGCCCGTCTTGGCACGGCGTGCCGCAATATGCCCGTGCTTACACGCCAGTCCGGTAAAGTACTGCGTTTCGTTGGCGGCAAGGGCCGCTTTGCGTGTGGTCTGCATTACGTTACCTCTATCCTTACTTGCCCACTTCTATAGGCGTCTTGGCGCTCCATCCCGTCTCCACGTCGTTTAGCCACTTCCAAAGCTTCTTTGTACTTAGTGTCGTACAAACCAATGATGTCTGCTTCACCCTTCATGTACGTGTACGCCTCGACCAAACTGCCATACAGCAAGACCGTATCAAAGTTGTCGCCCAACCATGTCTGTCCAGAGGCAACGGTTGTAATGGACTCGGGATAGTAGTAATAGTGCAATTCCACGTAGTACGCGGCATCTGGCGTTGGGCCGAGAATAATTGATAGCTCGTTTGTAATTGCTGAACTGACGATTGTTGGGCCAAACAAAGCGTAGTATTTTGGCTCGCCCGTAGAATTTGGAGTTGGGTACGCCTGACGGATAAAGTTTGCGTCCTTGTTGAGTAAATACTCAAACGTGCCAGTGTCTAAATTTGCGCCAGTAACGCCCGTCACCAAGGCCAACGAGTACACAGCCAAGAAGTCGTCTGGTAGAGACACGTACTTGTTGTTTGCCGTTATCAATGAGTACTGATTCTTTCGGATCGACGGGAACTGCACCGAGTTGTAGATGCGCTGCTCGGCCTGCTCAATCAGAGTGTTAATCTGAGTTGTGCTGGACACGGTAGTGTTGTCCGCCAGATATGTAACTGGGAACTGATTCTCCGTGTACGACTGAATAGCCGCTACAAGCTCGGTGTACGTCATGTTTTACGCCATTGGGCCACGAGCCATCAAGCCCTTGGTAGCTGCGCCTGTACCACGGATTTTGATGCCCGAAGTTTTGGCTGGCTGGTCACCGGCGAACTTGCTAACAGCGCCAAGGCTCACGTTGTAGGTGTCCAACTTGCTGTGGTTCGGCATCTTACCCGGGTTGGTTTCCGCAGCTACGGATTTACCGGTCATAGTGTGCGGCTTAGCATAGACGCTGGCATCACCAACTTCTTTGCCGCCAATCTTTTTGCTAAATTTAGCCATCTTCAACTCCTTATGTGGTAACCGTAACTGTACCAATTTGTACGCCTAAAGCCAAGAGATTCGGCGTCAGCGCATCATCAAAAAACCTAGAGCCGCCCACCGGATACCAGCCCCACTGGATGTTCCGGCTACCTTCACCCGGGCTACCATTTGCCAAAAGCCCCGAAGCCACGTAGCTACGGTCTGGGCGCGGGTCACGCAAGCCCTGCGGATCATCAACTGGATACATACCCAACTGAAGCTGCGGTTGATCTGGGTCCCAACACTCAGGACATACAAGCAAATTGTACGTCTTAGTCTTGATAATTTCTTTCCGCAGCACCTTTAAACTAAAGCGCTGCCCACAGCGGTCACACTCCGCAATCGCGTTCTTACCGCTGGCAAACCTATTGCCCATGTCAGTTTATAAACATCTGGCGCGGCACAAATCGCACCGCAGCTTTTTCACTATCCTCACCGGCGGCGTTCTGCCAAGCCTCGTCGTATTGAGATTTGAGCATAGGCAGGCGCTCGAACCCTGAAGGAATCTTGCCCGCTAGGTAATACGACAAGCCCGCTGCCATGCAAGGCACGAACCGGAATGGGACGTCCATGACGTTGACACCGCCACCAGCGTCTTGAGTACGGCGCAGACGCCAATAAACCAATTCGTAAGTCTGTGACCCGTCAGGCGTTGGCCAGACAGTGACGGCGGGCAACTGCTCCCAGTACACGGCTGTAGCAGTGGTATGCGCGGCTGCGGTGCTGTTATTTTGAGCACGAAAACAGCTGTTTAGGGTATTCCCTGATATGTAGCCGTAATTGATGGTCTCGTTGTCAATTTTGATGAAGCCAGATGCGGGTAGGCCCACAGTAGAACTGAGGGTGATTGTTGTATCTGTCGCAGTGATGCCCCCGTTTAGCGTCAGACCAGTGGGCGAGCTTTGTGCGTTGTACCGCTGAATCCAGATTTGGATGGGCCGCGCCTGCTGGATTTTGTTTGGGATCGTGGCGTAAGTTGATACGCTGATCCGGGTGATCGTCAAGTCTGCCTGTGTAGACGCTGCGTTACCGCCAGTGCGGATGACGTGCTCAAGCAGGTCAATGGTGTCAGATGGCAGGGCGTAGGTGTTCTGGCCCTGCACGAAGGTGATGGTGCCCGGCTCAATCGACCACATGTTGATGCCACGGTTGGCCCAATCAGCGAACATGATGTTCAGACTACGGCGAGCAGTCCGCAGGTCATAGCCGGTACGCATCTCGCTACCGGCGCGTTCAAACGCCTCCTCGACCAATTCAGTCAGGTCAAGGTTAAATGCGGAAGCGCCGGAGGTAGTTGCCATTATCTAAACCCTGCTGTTTTCTTTGCAATCGTTTTGGGTTGAGCTACGAATTGCTTCCCGGCGGCTTTTCCTGCTCGCTTGGCTTTGGTCGTTGCAGCGTACTCAGCAGGGCTGAGACTTTTGATAGCAGCGCTTGGAAGGTATCGCTCACCTGTTTCAGAAGATTTTTTACCACTTTTGGTTCTCCAGTCTTGTTTGCCCCAGTCTTTGAGGGATTTCTGCGGATTTTTAATCACGATACCCGCCGCCTGCTTTTTTGTAGCGCTGTGCCACCATCTGAGCTTTTCTGGCGCTCCATTGCCCTGCGCCTGTGCCCGCTGTGGCTTCTGCTTTCACGGCGTTAAAGATACGCTTGCGTAGTTCAGGCTTGGTGTAGTTACCCGCAGCGTTGACTGTGGACTTGCCACCCTCTTTGTACGAAGCCGTCTTAGCCGCGTTGGCAAAGTCACCCTTCTTGGGTGCACCAGCCGCGCCCGCGCTACGCATCTTCTCGCCAGAACCTGAAGCAATACGCTTTTTCTTGGCCGCAATATTGGCATACAGGCCACCCGCAGCCATACCCTTAGGCTTTTTGGACTTACTGATAGCCCCCATACCTCGGCACGGGCGCATTAGCAGGTTTTCCCGCCTTTTTTGAACATTGCACCGCCGTAGCTGTCACGGCTGCGCATCTTAGCGGCTCCGCCACGAGCTAGCATCGAAGTCTTGGTCTTACCCTTAACAGCACAACCGTCAATCGAGCCGCCCTTGGCAAACTTTGGCATCGCACGACCCTTAGTGTCGGCTGACTTCTTCATCATTGCAGCGCCAAACTTAGTTGCCGCGAACGGCTTACCTTTAGCTTTTGCTGCTGGCTTCATCTTAGCTTTCCCACCTTTTGCCATATTCAAACTCCCCATAGCCTTCGACGAAGGCATTTCCTTAGTGACGCCACCCTTGGCAAAACGCTTTTCTGAACGGTTTCCACGTCCGATAGCCGCAGCGTTTTCTGGTGTGACTTTTTCCTTCTTTACGGATTCACGGAACTTAGCGTCTGCTTTCCGTTCAGCAGCGGTAGGTTGTGGAGGTGTCGAACCACCTTTAGCATATTTCATAGTTTTTTCCTTTTTTCAGATTTGAGAATATAGAGAGGACTGAACCAAGAGAGAGAGATTTGGTGTCAGTCCGCACAATTACATCAAGTGGAGTAATTGTGCAGACCGCACCAAGCGGTCAAGAAGCCCCTCCAGGGGCCGAAGGAGCTTCAACGGCAGGAGGGGCACCTGGCGTACCAGGAAGCGACTGCCCGTCGCTTGAAGAGTCGTCTTTGGAGGCGGGTAGATCGGATTTAATGATTAAGCCAAGCTTGAGACATTCAGCCGCATTCTCAGGATCAGCGACGAAATCAAGCATGGAAGCAGG